GAAAGCCGCTTGAGTGTCAGCCATCATAAAAACTCGTTCGCCAGTAGTTTTAGTTCCAGAAGCAATAACATTTGCTGGAATGTGTTCTACTTTATTTGTTCCGTCAGTTATACGAATAAAAGAATCGCTAATTTTATCGTGATGAACTCGCATGTGTTCAACGATTGGCATTAACACTGGGTAGTCTCTTACAAGTTGACTAAACGTAATACCCTGCTTACCTTTTTTTGTTAATTCTTCTATTGCCTGACTTCTAAAAACAGATTCTGGAACTGTTCCATCGCTTGCTTGAAAAAGTTCCGAAGCCATTTTTTTAATTTCATCTTCATATCTAAAAGTATCATTGACATGATTCATAACACGGATAAAACCGTTTAATTGTCTACGTAAAATATTTGGAAGAATAGCGTTACTAGATAAAACTCTTTTAATTATTCCATCAGTTTCATAAAGTTCTTCAAAATCTTTTCTCCATGTTTCATCTTTAACAAGATTGCTCAAAGACATTTCAGCCTTATCTTCGGCTTTCCGAGAACTTTTAATAATATTTGCTTGAAGATCAGCATCTGTTTCTAAAACACGTTGCAAAGTTCTACGCATAAACTCAATGCTTTCTAAACCTTTACCCGGAACAATCTGCGCTCTAAACCCTTTAACCCCTTTATATACTTTCCCAAAATAAGTAAAAGGATCTAACAAAATACTTGTACCTAAAGTTCCAGTTACACCTAAAACTTTTCCAGCCATAGACTCAGGTTCTATATTTGTAAGAACCGGAATATTGTTATACGCACGAACCGTATTTAAATACAAACTATTAACATTCGTGCTTAAAGTAGTTATCGCCCGATCAACATCAGGGTCACTTAAAGACTGATAAAAATTATAAAACGACTGTCTTGCATCTTCAGGGCTTTGTCCTTCGTCTAAAAAACTTTGATAAACCCCATCTGTCCCTTCAGCAAAAAATTTTAAAAGACGATCAGTTTCTTCATCACCTAAAGATGCTCTAACTTCCGCTACCGCTTCATTATGAAAAGACGCATCAGCGTCAGAAGAATTATGCCACGCTTGTTTCCAGTTATTTACAAAATCTGTTTTATCTTCACTAAACGCAGCACCATAAGCAGTTCTTCCAAGATGTGTAGCAAACCTTTCTGCTTTTTCTAAAGGCCACATAATACTTTTAGCGGCACTACTTACACTCCAAGAAACTAAACCAGTAACAGGTTTAAGAACTGAAGGAGCAGACATGCCAAAAATTTTATAATCATACCAAGGAGTTGCTTTCTTTTCTTCAGAAGGAACAACGTACCCTTTACTTAATAAAAGTTTTTGAGTTTTAGAATCCAGCATCGCAAACTCTGTGCGTTGAATACCATCAGGAAGACTTTGCCAAGTTTCCATCATTTGATTAACTTGAACCTCATCAACACTATTCAAATAAGTTTCCATCATGTCTTCATTAGACAACTCACTTGATGCCAAATTAACAAGAATCTCAGGGTTAGAATTAAAAAATCTGTTGCCGCCTTGCTGATGCAATAACTGCATTCGGCTACCAAAGAACTCATCTATAACAGCCTCTTTACTTCGCTTACGTAAAGCGAAAGCCATTGAATTAGTAGGAGTCTTAAAAGCGCTAACTGATCGGCGCATTATTCATTCGCCTAGTTCTAACCTGCATTTGTTGAGCAGCAGCCGCAATAGTCGGATTGTCAGTAGCATCCGCCCACCGTCTAAGCAATTCAGCAGAACGATATTCGTTATCTACAGTAACTGCCCTTGAAGGAGGCTTACCAAAGCCTGAACCCGGAGCAGTCAAAGGAGTTATATCAGGAACATAATTTCTTGCTGCTTCTAAAGGAAGCGCGCCAGTCCCGCCTTGAGGGGGCGAACCGCCTGAAGGGGGGACCGGCCCTGCACCCGTAGGCGCAGGCGCAGGGGAACCGGGGGTGGGAACGGCTCGGTCCTGCGGCAAAGGAATGCCACCAGCGTTAGGGTTTTGAGCAGTTAGATTCTCACCCACTTGACCATATGACGCACCGGCTTCTAAACCAGCGGTCATAGGTTTTTGCGTTTTTCTTTTTCTTGGCATTATCTAGCCCTTAAAGCAGCCATTAATTGTTCAGCGTCAGCAGGCCCACCAGCAGGAGGAGGACCACCTTGTGGCCCCATTGCTTCAGGTCCACCGGCTAAACCGGGAGCCATTTCAGGAGCCATAGCCTGACCTTCCATTGGTTCAGGTGCCATAGCAGCCTGCTCTTCACGAATTTCTTCATCTGCTTTTTGAACAGATTCAAAAATATCTAAACCGTTTTTACGATGCTTTTCTATCTTTGCTAAATACACAATAGGTAACTGACCAGAAACAGCCTGCTGTTGAATAGCAGACATTACTGCTTCCTCTAATTGTTCCTCATCTACTCTACGGCCTTCAGCCTCTGGGTCATCAATGTAAGGATGACGAGTACGGAAAGTATTTAAACTAATACCTTTCATGCCAAGCAACTGACCTAATTGAATAGTAGTTCCTTGAATGTCCGCACCCGGTATAGAGTGAGAAACAACATTGTCGTATGTTTCAAAATGATCTTCAGGAGTGAAATCTACTTGACCAAAATCTCCTGTGTATCCAGTAAACATAGAAAACTTTTTGCTACCCCAATGCGCTTGGTATGTAGCAAACACGCATTCGTTTAGATGGGGAAGATATGCTTCCATGACTTCTTGCATTTCTTGTATACGGGGGTCCATAGAAGCACCCATGAGAGCATCAATGCCCCTGCCAGTACGTAACGCACCGTATGATTCCCCTCCGATTTGAGGGACTGTGCCGGTTGAGATTCTTGCGTTTCGTTCAAGTCTGTCAATAGCGACTCTTGTTGTTTGATCTGGGCTTGATCTAAGTTCCCCGATGTTTTCCGCATCCAATAAGACATTTACTTCGCCTTCCCGACCATCCTTCCATTCCCCACCAACTATCATCGGGACCTGACCAGAACGGCCAATAATGTATCGGTCAGGGAAGATGGCTTTCTCCTGAGCGATAAGTTCTAATGCCATAAATTTCGCCATCAAATCTACAATACCTACAACGTTAGAAACAGAAGAGGCTATGCGATCAAGTGTTACCCTGCCCGGTGTAATCACACACGGCATTCCGGCTTTGTTTATGTGGCGAGACAATTCAAAATTACTTGAATGTATAGAAGAATCATGAGTCCGCACTGTATAACGTGGACCAAGGATACCGATAACAATGTGTTCGGCATCTATCCATTCAACTACATCCCATAGTTCCTGCATTCCGTTTTCGTCAGAAGGAACAGGACCACCATTTTCTTGACGGCTATTCGGATAGTTCTGTCGTAGCCATTCACCAGACTTGCCATAAATAAAACCACAGTTACCGGGAACATCAAAGTTCTCAGCAGCCTGCGGTTCAGGGTAAACATTAAGTGGATCACGAACTTCTATTTTCGGGCAACCCATATTAAAATCTGGGTATACAACAAAGCAGGCTGTCGCATAACCAGCGAGATGCCGGTAAGCGCGACGGGCTTTAACTTTGTATTTGTTCTTATACCATGTAGCAGCCAACGCACGTTTACGAATATCAGCGTATTCTCTTGAACGTTTACCACGTTCTTTACTAGCGTCAATCGCTGGGCATCCTATAAACGGAACAACAGACGCAGCGCGTTGAGCGACAGCATCAATGTTCTCAGAAATAAGAGCCGGAGTTAACGGTGGAAGAACAGGTTCTTCATCCATGGAAGGAATCGGAATAACGTAATCGCCGTTATAACGATCCTTAACCTCTAACATACGTTGCAATAAAGGAGACTGCGCATCTTGCCTATGACGGATGATGCTTGCAATCTCCTCAAAAGTATAAGCCATTTAAAATACCTTACTCGGAGTCCGAATACCTTTCCATGGTAGCGCCTTATAACTGAATTGTGAAGAGTCTACGTCAAAAGACTGTTTTCGCTGTCTCCACAGAATCCATATAAACCATAATGCCATAACTTGATCCTGTCGTAAACGAGTTCCTCGCTTTAATGGTCGCCACGTTTTTAACTGACGAATCAACTCACCTATCTGATGTCTCGTCTGAGTGTCGTCAGCCCAAGGTAGTTCTATTTCTCCTCGCATAAATGACAGAGCCATAGATGGAACACCTATCGCTTCATCATATTTATTAACACCAGTTAAATGTTCCCGTACCCTAAACCCGTATTTGTTAGTCATCTCTATTAAACGCTCATCACGAGACAAACCCTTTTGGAAAACCATTGCTTCAATAACAACATCAGAAACAGTAGACCCATTAGCCATACATCTTTGAACAGCGTCTTCCACTACCCCAAGTATCTGTTCGTTACGGGTAAAGCCAACATCTTCTTTAACAAAAAGAACTTTCAACTTACCTTCATGCGGAGTCGCAGCAACAATACAATTATTAGAACCCAACGCAGGGTCTAACCCAATGTATACAGTGCAGTCTTTAGGAGGATGATGCACTACAGAACGCAAAGGGTTCTTGCATAAATCAATAGCGTCATCAGTAAACGTCGCTTCTGAAGAAGCCATAGGCTGCTGCATATAGTTCCTTGCCCACGCCTCTTCCCCTACTTTCCTGCGGATACGATCAAGCGCTTCCATGCTAAAGAACTCAGGCCATAAAGGTTCCGGTTCCCCTTCAGCGTTAGTTAATATCGCAGGGAATCTAATAACTCTCAATATATCTTCGTCTATTTCATCCATTACCCGTTCATAAAAATCGTCTTGACCCACACGAGTACCGTTAATAACTGTACGTCCAGTCTCACCGGGGCGTGTCAACCAGTCCTGACGAAACACTTCAAACATTTGTTCGGTCAAATTTAAAGAAACTCTTGACTGAATATCATCCACATGCAAGTGATCGGTACGGGTACCAGCGATCTTAGAACGCCAACCCAACGAAACCATAGAGTAATCGCGCTCATCATGCGACGATTTCTTAAACACATTAAAGTAATCAGCACCCCAAGCCTGCGCTGTTTTACGACCAGACTGGTTCTGAGGTACAAAAGGACCAAACTTTGCCACATATTTAGGGTAAGGACCATGCGGTTCCATACGTCCACGTACCCTACCGAGGATTTTACGGGCCATATCCTGCCCTTCAGACCCTACTGTGATACGAAACTCAGGGTTTAACGCCAGTTTATAGGTGAAATAATCCTCAGCAAGAGTGGTTTTACCATGTTCAGGTGGCCAAAGTATAAGGGTTATGCCCCCAGGGGGCGTGTTCTCGTAGGCTTCTATCGCTTTCATGTGGAACCAAGGGGACTGATGCCCGAAGAAATCGCTACGAAACGAGTCAAATGACCCGTCAAACTCTCTTGGTCCTTCTCTTTCTAACGCTGCTGCCCGTATAGCGTCGGCTTTCGCAGCGAAATCAGGTATGCGTTGCCGCCATTTCTCGTATGCTGACCTAGTAACACCAGCAATACCACAGGCAGTTGATATCACCCCTGTTTCATCTAAGGCTTCTAAGAATAGTAACCTATTCTTCTCACCCCTGTCCTTACTTGTGTTAGTCATGAATGGTCAAATACGCTCTTTGTTACCTCTAACTCAATGACTTCTGCCGCTACGACAGAGCCTGAACCAACAAACTTTACTGTATGAGTACCTATCTGATCTAACGTGACATCAGCCACATATACGCCGCTACCACTAGCGGTTTCAGAAACA